GCGTCTTGCGTGACGATGCCGGCGGCCTTGAGGTCGGACTGCCATTTGCCTTGACTGCGGATGACGTCGGCCGGGTTGCGGCCCTGCCGCTGCACGATCTCGGCGCCGCTGATGTAGCAGCGGTCTTCCTGCATCTGCCAGCCGGTGACCTCTTTGATCGGATCAATCCACGGCATGACCGGCGGCATGTACACGGCATGGCTGAGCTGCGCGAAACTGACGCCTTTCCTCGGCTTGATCAGGCCGCCGGCAAGACACGCGGCGACAAAGCGGCGATACACCTCGCTGGTGCACTGATCAATGAATGCCTGACGGAGTACGCCATAGGCAGCGTCTTGCTCAACCAGCTCCTGCCGCTGCGCGCTATACGTGCCGTTGTAGTTTTTGCTGGCGCTGCTGTTGCTCACGTCGGTGCCGCATGCCACCGCGCGAATCTGACCATCGCGCCAGGTCACCGCGTTCGGATTCGGACGGTTGCTGTCGATGGTTTCGACCGACTCGCCCGGCAGCAGATCGTCAAAGATCATGCCCGGGGCAAAGTTCATGCTGCGCGGCTGACCCGCTTTTTCTGGCTCGTAGCTCTGCGCGTCACCTTTCTTGATGACGGCGGCCATGCTCGCGGCGATACGCGCGGCGATGCGCTCGCTTTCCTCGTAGTCTTTCAGGTCATCAAGGCGAGCCAGCACGCTGGCGAACATGCTGACGCCACGGCGCTGGCCGATGCGATCCACCAGCTTGATGTGGCCGACGCGATCGCTAGCCAGACGCTTGAGCGTGGGCATGACCACGAACGGATCGCCAGGATGCTGCTTGTAAAACCAGTAGCCCTGCGGCTTTCCCCATGCATCAATTTCGATGCCCTGACTAATGTTTTGCAGCGGATCGTTGTAGTCGATCGGCAACAGGTCCGGCTCCAGCAGCTCCAGCGAAAACGGCACGCTGGTGCCATGACTGAGCTTGGGCACCGAGCCCTCAAGGTATTGCCATAGGGCCTCACCATCGCGAAACCACGTGCGCGCGATCAGCTGCTCGGCACGGGCGCGGTTAAGCTCGCCGGTGACTTCCGGCTGCAGGCTGTGCTGCTGCCACAGCTCATCAAGCTGCTTGGCTAGATCCGCCAGCACGTTGCCCTCGGCATCGCGCGGCTGCGGCTGCACGCCGATGCCGGTGGGGCCGACGACGTTGCGTACCAGCGTGTTGAGGATGCCGCGGCTCAGATCGTGGTTGCGATCGAGGTTGCGTGTCATGTTGCGCAGCTCGCGGTGCGCGAGGCCGGCGACGTTGTTACCGCTGCCGAAATCGCGCTGCCGCTTGCGCAGGCGCGAGTGGTTCACCGCGTCGTAGGCGTTGCCATACGCCTGAGCGCGAAGACGGTTGTGCGCGCGATTCGCCGCCCACGACGGTGACAGCGCGAAAATAGCGCGCTCGATGAGGGCGGGTTTCTTCGCCCCGCTCATCAGCAGCGCCACGGGTAATCGCCCTCGCCGCCCTCGGGCGCCATGGACATGCCGGAAAGGTTGGCCAGCGAGACGCTGGCCCGTCCACCACCGCGTGACTCAGCAGTAGCCTTGCGCTCCCACTCGCGGCGTCCGGCTTGCACCATGGCCAAGTCGGCACGGGTTAGCTCGCGATCGCCCCAGCGGTATTTTTGGCCGCGAAGGATCGCCGACTCGGCGGCGAGGTAACTGGCAAGCATGTCGGAAGCTGTGGACATGCTCGCAAGCATCGCGGGCATCGTGTGCCATGTTTACCGGAAAGCTGGCACACTATTTTGGTTGGGATGGAACAAATTCATCGAGTCAAAAAACAGGGGACTTCAATGCGCGACTTCAACTCAGGTAACGGCGACATCCATGTGGGTCGTGATGTCACTATCTACGATGAATCACATAATGTGCATTACTCTCAATACACTAACGAAGTGCTGTTTAAAGAGCTTCCCTTTCGGAAGGGAAATTTCAAGATTGAGCAAAAAGAAAAGGTTGGCAAGCTTTTCAAAGTCACCATTGTAGGCGTGGTATTAATTCTTGGAGCTTGCGGCTGGGCCTATTTTCAAGGCAACGCTAATCTTCTCGTATTAGGCATCGGCGGTCTCGGCGCATTTACGAGCTTAACATCCATCAAATTCATGATCGAGCCAAACGAATTTCAACGCGCTGAGCAACAAGCGGTGAAAGACATCCTGTACGTTTTAAAGTCACGCCGCGCGATATAGAGACACCGCGATGATTAAACCGCTCCATCCGCCTGCAGTAAGTAGCTCATACCTGACTTAGCAGGCGGTAGTACGTCCGCCGACTGATAGCGAATCGCCGGCAAGAATTGGCACAACTCGGCACGACCCATCAAACTCTACGGTCGCGGCTCAACTGCCAAACGCAACCACTTTCAGGGCCTCGCAGAAGCTGCATTCTGCTAGACCCCTTCTAGGGAGCACGAACGATGGGACTCACGGTATTTTCAACAACTTTTGACGAGTTTTGCCGGGCATACTGTTTTACAAATTTGCCTAACCCGGGAGATCCAAGGCTCTTGGTACCAAAAATACTAGCCGAAAAATCGAAGCTATTTGAGCAGCTGATGTTGTTTGACAAAGTCGCTTTGAAGGTCTTCGGCGAGAATGCAATGGCGCCGCTATTCATTAACATTTTTGGGCTTAAAGCCTTTGAAGAACTTCTCGAGCAAAATGCCATCGGCTTCACTCTATGGACGCCCTTGGTGGCTCACCTCGTAGATGATAGACCTGGCGTTCATCCGTTAGTTTTTGGTACGCACTCTTCGCCAGCGCATAGCGATCCAGAACAGTCCGTCAAGCTTGGGCTAAAGATGATGCAACATCCTCTGCCTTGGGAGAAACGACGCAACTTGTCAAGAAAGTTGGTCAACGTCTACTCGATACCGTCACCTACTCTGTCTCGAGATGCGGTGGGTTTTACGAATTCCGCCTATCAATCAGGAAAGCTCTCAAAGCTAGCCATGGTCGAACCCGGCAGACCCTTTGAGGACATGGCTCAAGCGGATAGGGCAACCCTCAACAACTACGCGACGCACCTTCTTGAATATCGTTACCTCTTAGAAAGTCAGATGACGTCACTGACCAGTTACGATTTCTTCTCCCTGTTTCGCGATACGGCACAAAAGGTAAAGTCTGCGCAAACTGTTACGAGAAATTTTCAGGAACTTGCCAAGATCGAGAACGTGCCTGACATGCAGGTTCTTCAAAAGCAAACCAAAGAGCCTTTCCAAAGGCTTCCCGCATTGCGCAGCAGCAGAAGCGCGCTGAAGTTTCGGCACTGGATGGCTAAGGCCGCGATGTCAGAAAGCCAATCCATTTCGGATGCCTACTTGAGCGCGCTGGAGGAAGCTCAGGGATTTTTTCAGACTACTCCCGGGCGCTTTGTAAAAACCATAGCGGTGAGCGCGATCGGCCTTGCAGTGGGAAGTAAGGTTGGTGGTGCCGTAGGTGCTGCGGCTGGCGCAGCTGGGCTCACCATAATGAAACCGCTGATCGAGCCCTTGGCCGGTACGGGCTGGGACTTGCTCGATGAGTTTGTGTTAAATGGCATAACGAAGGGCTGGACGCCAAGAATGTTTTTTAATGACTTGCGTGAACTAAGCAAGCGAGACGCCTAGGATCTAGCGCGTCGCTTCTTCACAGCTGGCTCAGTAGCCTGTAGTACGTGCGCCGACTGATGGCGAAATCCTTAAGGATTTTCTTGATAGGTTGACCCGCCTTGCGTGCGGCGAGGATGTCGTCGACATTTCGCCGCATGTAGGGCTGCGGAATGTACAGCTCATCACCGCCGTACTGCTGCTGGAGGTAGCGCACCACCGGGGCGGCATATCGGATCGCCTCATCGAGCGCCAGACCTAGCGATTCCTGCAGCGCACATGCCAGCTCATCCTGCAGCGCTTCGGCAACATTGATCTGCTCATTCATCGGCGGTCCAACCAGTCGGAGGATGCAAAGGGGTTGTTAGTGCGTGGTGCTAGCCCATGTTCTGATCTGGCTGTCGTTTCACGTGGAACTGCGGACGTCTGGACGTCTATTTGCAGGCCCTTATCAGGCCCCTTTTTTTCTTCGCGTCCCACGGGTGCAGTGAATAGGTCATCAGTAGGCGGTTCCAGCTTGGCCTCTAGTGCGGCCCAGTCAGCCTCGCGTTTGACGTGGATGCGCACACTCGGGCTGAGCGCTGCAGCGTAGGCATAAACGAACGTATCCAGCGCTTCATTGCGGGCTCCTTGTTTCTTGAGCCAGCGCTTGGCGGTTAAGTCGAAACGTTCGGCCGTGAGCATGGTGTAGAACTCGTCGGGCAGATCGGCCGGAAAATGAATCAGGCGATTTTCTTCCTCGCGATCGGTATCACCGAGCAGCCGCTGCATGAGCGTGGTCTTGGCCGAATTGACACCGATGATCCACAGATTGACACCCCGGCGCTGGACGCGCCCGCTCTTGTCGACTTCCTGCTTGCTGGCGCGGCCGATGATGGGACGCGCGGCATCCTTGCTGCCCTTGATGGCCATGACACCCTGCGATTGCCTAGGGCGCACGGCGTTGTAGACCTCCTGCGTCCAGTTGCCCGAGTCGACGGCGACAGCGCTGATGTGCAGGGTGATGCCGGCCGCGTTGATCACAGGCTCGGCGAGGAAGTCCCATAGGATGTCCCAATCTTCCTTGCGCGTCGGATCAGCGGGTAGTTCGACATAATCGACCACGAACGCCTGCTCATTGCGGCCCCACGCAATGGTGATCACGGCGAAGCGATTGACCTGCACATCGACGCCAGCCGTAAGGATAAAGCCGCCACGTGGCACCGTGCGGCGCAGCCACTTCGCTGCGCGTTGCTGCACGTCATTGGCCTCGACCTTCTGGCTGGCACCTTCGTAGGCTTCGCCGAGAATGGTGTTGACGAAGACCACCTCTTTCGCGGGATCTTTCCGAGTCTCCACGCGCATGGCCGCAATTTCGCGCCAGGTATAGCCCAGGCCAACAGCAGCAAAAGCTGACCAGATCGCGAAGCTGCGATGGGACTGACTGCGCTCGGGGTGCTTTGCGATCCATTCGCCAGCTTCCAGCATGCGGGTTTTGTGATGCTCCTCGATGAGCTTGCCGCAATGGATACACACGAACTGGCCATCGTCGGTGAGCTGGTCGATCACCAGCACTTGCTTGTACGCGCAATGCGGGCATGGCAAATACAGATAGCTCTGATCGCCAGCATCGAAGGCCGTGCTGATGGCGCACGCATCTTTGATGGTGCATGAGCTGATGCGCAGGATTTTCCGGCGGGTAAATGACGATGTACGGGCCAGGGCTTGCTGTTCGGCGCCGCCTTGGTCATCTAGATTGGTGGGGTATTTCGACAGCTCATCGAGGATCAGATACATCATCGGCATTGAAGCCAGTGACGCCGAGCTATTGGCTCCACTCAGCACCAGCACACCGCCGGGGAACCGCTTCATCAGCGTGGTATTGCCGCCATCGCGACTGCGCGCGGGCGGAATGCGCTCCTGCAACACCGGCATGAGATTGATCGCCGGGGTAAGGCGCTGCTCGCTGAATTTTCGGGCGATGTCGATGGTGGGTAGCACGTACATGACCGGCGCCGGTGCGTGCTCGATGATGTAGCCGAGCCAGTTGATGCCAACCTCGGTACCGCCGACCTGCGTGGATTTCTTGAGAGTGATTTCGCGCACTCTGGATTCGCGATGCAAGCAATCCATGATCTCGCGCAGGA